TACCATTAGATAAATAATAATTTGGATGGGGACCCAGAATTACTTTTCTAGAGATTCTTGATTTCATATATTAAGTTTATATATATATATATATATGTTAGATCATAATCACAATATGAATTTAATATGTATGGAAATTTATCGTTGCGTATACTATGTTGATATTTAGTTTTAATAGTATCAAAATTAATCTCATACCTTTTTCTCATAATAGGAGTTTTAAATATGATAAATATGTATATCCTAAACACCATATTGGGTTCTCTTCTGAACTAAAGAGATATTCAAGAGAGTAATGATTATAATTAATAGATTTATAAGTACTAATTGTTGTTCTATTTTTCATATAAATCTTTTAGATAAGATTTAAGTATTGTAGATAATGTAGAATTATCCTCATCATACTTTTTAGTAGCAGCACCATAATAAATAGCTCCACCAGATTCCCAATAATAAAAATATTCATCATCATTATATGTTATAAAACTACGATTTTTCATAATAATTTTTTAAAATATAGATATAGATTTCTGATAATTTTGTAGAAAAATTAGGCTCATTTAATATTATTGTTGCAAGACCATAATATATCCTTCCTGATGGATGATTACTAAAATAGATATACTCTACACCACTTGGGCTTTTTATGTTAGTTTTATTTTTCATATTTTAGTATATCAATATAACAATCTTTTAAACTATATATTCTTGGTTCATGTTTCTCAATATTTGATCCATAATACATTCCTCTCATTGTATTCCAATAGTCATAAGTTATAGTTTTTGTAGATAATAAATAAGTTTCATTCTTCATATAAGATTTTTAGACATAAAATTTAAGGTAATAATTTGTTGTTCAAATATAATTAATAAACTTTTAAATCATAAACAATAGTATGATTAAAATATGTATTATTCATATAATATATCTAAACATAGTTTATAAATAAATCCAAGATCCCATATTGGACTAGCTATAGTAGTACAAATCCATAATGGTGTAGACTTACAGTATATATAATTAGCTTCAATAGTACTATTGAAAATATCTAATCTTGTCTCATTTTTCATTATTAAATTTTAATAAGTTGATCAAATGCCCTATTTAAATATACCATATATGCAAACTTAATACCCCATGTAGGTTCTGCATTTGTATTTTGAATACAAATTCCAATACCATCATTCCAAACTAAATAATTTGTCAACTTTCCTGAAAAAGTTGTACCTGTCTTATTTTTCATATAAATAATTTAAATAGGTTTTATATTGCATATAAATATCAACGGGTGACCATTGTTGAAAAGTAATATCCCAATTCCATAAAGCAATTCTAATCATATAATTTTTTTAAATAAATAATATAAGCTTTTTTTAATGTAAAACATCGTAAATCTCTTCTGAAAACTATTAATAATCTATTAAAACAGCGGTATGAATTACCGTTAAATCCTTTAGTTAATGCTCGCATAATTAAAATCTAAATATTTATATTTTTCCCTAATATAAAGTTTGTATTTCTCTTTGATATCTTTTTCATTAATAGATGTAGCTATAAAATTATAAACAATATATAAGTTCTTTATAGTTTTTTTAATCGTGGGGGTCCATTAAAAATTCCTGAAATTTCCATAAGCAATTGTTATATAATCTTTATAAGTATTTTTTAGTGATCCAGTATCTATTGCAGCTAAATATAATACACTCGGTGCATTTACTGTTTTTGGATATAATATATTGTAATTTATTGGATAAAGATAATGATAGGTGTTTATTCTATTTATCATATAACATATTTAAATAATAACTATAAGTTGAGTATAATGATACATATTTATGATAATTCTTTACGTAATAAACAGTACCTACACTACTTTCTATTGTTCCATATCCTTGCTTATAAAATATATGAAACATAGAAGGTCTTCTAATATAATATCTAATATCTAATTCATGGTATGTGTTATTCTTCATATTTTTAAAAATTAATTATATAAATAAAAAATATAACATTCACCTAATGATTTACTTGTTTTATAACCAATTGGGCCCCAGTTAAAAATTTCCGTAACATAATATTCTTTATTATTATACGTTAAATAATGTAACTTACAATTATTATTTATTGTATATATTTTACTAGTGGAACTAATATAGTTTTTCATAGTGATATTCTTATTAAAAAAAAAGGGGAGCTAGATACTCCCCTTCACCTTACAATTTAAATAATTGTTTAAACCCATTTAGATGTTGATGCTAAATCATCCATCCAAATATCTAGTTCTTTTTCTGTATCAAAATATTTATATCTATTACATTCTCCAATATCAATTCTTACATGAGGTTTATAATATACTTTATTATCAATAATAATATTATAATCAGGATTTGGAGTTTCTAAATATGCTGATTGAAATATAGGTATACGATAAATACCAGCTTTTCTTATTGTTATTCCAAATATTTTAAACCCTTCTCTATATTCATAATTATCATTAATCTTGTTTACAAATTTTTCTACCTCAATAATTTTAGTCTTTCTTATCATAATATTAATATTAGTACATAATCATCAGTCATACCTGTATTAAATTCTTTTTGAAATTCTTCATAATCTAACTCATCATAATGACCATTTAATTTATGTTTATTTAATGTAAACCAATTTAATAATTTCTCTCTGTCATCTTCTGGTATATTATTAAAATCATCGTATATTGTATCAGTAAAACAAATAATTTTTTTATCTTTCATTTATAATTTTTTGTAAATATTCAATAAATTGTTTTTTTTGCCCAAATTCTTCATGATGTTCTCTACATAAAGCAATTAGATTATTAATATCATCTCTTAGTTCAGGATATTTACCCTTTCCTAAAATATGATGTATATCTACAGCTTTTTTATTACATTCAGGGATCTCACATAATATTTCATGTGGATCCCTGTTGTAATGTTCTAATGCGAAATCTAAGTATTTCTTAGTATAACTTTTCAAGAATACTTGGATTATTTTCAATAATATTCATTAATTTTTCTATGCACTCAATCATCTCTGGATTATCAGATATGATCAGAGACACTTCCCCCTTCTTATATAGTTCAGATAATTCTCCCATATCTTCTTTATTTAATTCTTGGGTATCTAAACTTAGTCTAATACTTTTATCTCTTAAAGGTTTAAAAGTATAGAAATTTACATTTTTAAATATCATGCTTGTATCTTAATAATTTATTTAATTGTACTACTATTTTTTCTTCATCAATTGGACCATTGTAATTTATTTCTCCTATAATTACTTTTTGTTTATATGGTTTCATGGTTATTAAATAATCATCTTTTCTAAGCTTGTGATGCCAAAATCCAGCATTTTTTCTAAAACATATTAAATATTTACGATCAAGTATATTAAGGGTACCAATTTTTACATATATTCTATATTTCATTTTTAAATATTATGCTTGTATCTTATTAATTTAGTTAAATTTATTACTGCTAGAGTATTAAGTGAACCATTATATTTAATTTCTCCTATTATTACCTGATTACCCTTAAACCTATTTTTATAAGGTTTCATTTTTATTAAATAATCATTTGGTTTAAGTGCGTAATTCCATACAATACGGGGCCCTTCATAACAATGGCATATGAGTATTTTATCAGTTAATAGATTAATAATACTTTCTCCTACATATATTCTATATTTCATTTAATTCTAATTCTAATGCAGCAATAGCATCCCAAGCAGTATGAGCAATATGTAAGAATCCAGATTCATCTATATTACCATTTTCTTCTAAGAGATGTCTACCTAATGCTTGTTCATATCTGAACTTACCATTCTCAACTTTCTTCCAATTATCCCATTTCTCATTATCTTCTTCTTCTCCATATTTATTATGACCATATTCTGATAAATTTGATAAATATGCTATTGCTTTTGGGAATTGTCTAAGAAATTGAGTTACTGGAGGTTTTCCATTATCAAACTTTTTTCCTTTCATTTAAATCTTTTAAAAATTCACTAATTGTATATACATTTTCACCAGATAATCTACTTCCAGCAACCTCATAATAGTCATTATCATTTAAGATAACTAAATTACTATTAATATATGGGAACACATTATAACCCATATATATAAGTAATTTTCTAACAGCTAATGATTGACTTCTAGTTAAATTTAGTATTTTCATAAATTATCTTTTTTCACTTCATATAATTCTTTCATAAATTCATTAAATGAATAATGATTATCATCTCTTGAAGTTCCAGTTACATCATGAGAAGAATGTACGTTAATAGCAAGATTAGAACTCATAAATTCAAAAACACTAAAACCTAAATATTTTAGAAATCTTCTTATTATAATAGATTGATTTTTACTTAATTTTACAGGTTTATAATGATTTTTCATAACATAAAATCTTCTTTTTTACCTGAAAATCTTTCGTAAAATTCATTTTCTTTATTGATTCTTATTGATAATTCCTTTTCTAATTCTGTTTTTATCCTTGGATTTTTTGTAGATATACTATATCCTAAGTTTTTAGTAGAAATATACATTGCCAATTTATTTGGGGTAATTGGTACACTAGCTTGTTTCAACTTGATCTCCTCTTTATAGTTAGGAGATAATTTAGAATAAATACTATTTTCAACAATTAATATATCAGCTAAAAATCTATCTGGGATACTTAATCCAATAATAATTTTATTATCAACAATTTCAATAGATTTAAAGTATTTAGAATCAACTAATAAATCACATATTGAATAATAAGGAGAAGTAGTTAGATGTTTATTACTACAAAAATGATCTCTATTGAATTTCAGATAAAGATTACCATCAAATCTGTTATTTCTATATAAATATGTATTCTCTAAACCATATTCAATAGCTAACTGGACAAATGGTATTATTAATCCCCCTTTAATTGAAGAAATTACATTTATAGTTATGTCCCAAAATAAAGGTAATACAAAGATTGTAGATACATTATATTTATTCCAAATCTCTCTTAACATTACTTGTATATACTTTAAAAATTTCAATAAAATCTTCATACTTCATAGTTACAAGATGATGCTCAGGTTTATAGCCATCTATTTTATGAAATAATAATTGTAATCCTTTAAATTCTGAAGAATATTCTGGTAAATTCTCTTTTAAGTTTTTCATTTGATATTCAAATTCTTCATCAGCTCTTGGTCTAGAGTTTTTATATCCAGACTTACATTGAGTAAGAATATATCTACCATTTTTCATAACTGCCCCCCAGTGATCTACTCCACAATTATCATACAGTTTGGAAGCCAACCTGGATGTCTTGGTCTTGGGCATCCCCATCCCCTTCAACATCAGTGTAATCTCCCTCTCGTAACTGCTCCCCTTGGTCTTGTTCCTCTTCCCTATTGATGCTTTGTCTTTCTTCATATTTTATTAATTCATGTTCTGGTAATTCAATACTAACTTTAAGATCAAAATAATTTGAATTTACTACAGTAGAAATAATTCCATCCATATACTTTTTCATTAATTCTTCAGATATTAATACTTCTTTACCATTATTTATAAATCTATTTACTAAATTTAAACCAGTATCAGTACCAAATCTTGATATCCAGAAAACATCTTTATGTCTTTCCATAAATGTCCTAAAAGATATAGAATTAAGTAAATTTGAAGCTTTAAAATTTCTATAATATTTATTCCATAAATTTGCAATAAAAAATTCAGAACCAGATGAAGTAACTAACATTTGTGCACCCATATTAAAATGAGTCTCATCATTAGATGATAAAAAAGTCTCTATATTTAGATAAGCTTTATAATCTAATATTTTAGTTTCGTTACATAATTGGTATAAATCAATAGCATCAATCATAGGTATATCATGTGTTATATATTCTTCAGATAATGATGTTAAGCAGTTTTTTACTATACAATTATTACTAAAATCAGTGGTATTAATCTCTGAAACCCAATAATCTACATCCTTAATAGTAACTTTCTTTCTTTTTTTTAAATTATATGTTTCTAATTTATCTACATAAATATTAGCTTTATCTATATTTCTAACAATTGATAAATTCTTTTTTCTAGCATATTCTCTGAATGTAGCCCTGTTAAAGGCTACATTCTTAGAGAAATATACTCTGTAATTATTTGGTATATCAAATACTTGCTTAGGTTTATGCTCTATTGCTTCAAATTCATCTTGACCTTTTGCTGTGTATACCCAATCATTCTGATAAGTATAATGTGTTAATCTTTTCATGATAAAAGTGCTTTTCTGAAGAATTCTCTTTGAAAGAGTTTTGCATATTTTTTCTCATCTGAAGCAAATAAGTCTCTCAAAATTTTAAGACTTAAATCTTCTCCAAAAATCTTCTTATTAATAATCAATTCTAATCTGTCTGCCATAAGATCTGTAAAAGAATTATCTGCTGTCTGAGCAATAATATAATTTATTGTTCTCATAGATAATACAGCACTTTGCGCAGATTTATACGGATTTGCTTTACTTCCTAGCTCACCAACACATTGTCTCAACTCTTCTAGTAAGACCTTTTCATCTTTCTTTGAATTAAAAATTTCAGAAGGATCTATTATATTCCAATCTGGAGCTTGTAAGAACATAGTAAACATATTTACATAATCAAGTCTCAAAATAGATTTACCATTTTGCTGTATTTGATACAGACTTTCTTTAGATGTAAAATTACCTTTTAAATTCAATAAAGAATTGAAGAACATTGACCATTGTCTTGGCATTGAATTCATTCCCTTGTTTTTGTCTGCATTATCTATGTTAGCAAATATTTCATTGCTATTTTGAATAATGAAATTGATAAACTCACCTGGAACTTGTTCTTTCTCAGCTTGTTCTGCCCAATCTCTGGTGTCATATTTAACACCAAATGTCATAAATCGCAAATTGTTATCTTAGAAGTTTTTTATCTTCTAATTCTCATAGTTACCTATGAGTTCAGCATATATCTTTTATAACCACTAAATATTAGTATATATAGGTTATAAGTTAGCACTCGTGGATATTTCATCTCCAACACTACTTGGTAAGATTACTATATCTATGCGTTGAACTTTGATCTTATTTCTAAGACCCTTAGCTGCGGATTTTCCCTATTGATTATCTTTTTACTCTTAGAATAGTTAATTCTAACCTGAATATCATTGCTAATACTCATTAGTAATAATCACTTTACAGGAAGTTCCCGCAATTCACTAACTTTTACTCCAGCCAACTTAATAAAATAATACATTTTTTTAACTTTACTTTTAGTACATATAATAAAGTAATTGTTAAAATGTATAATTTTTTTATACAGAACTGGATTGTGCTGAGTCCCTAGTTAAAACTTGGAAGTCATCACCTTCTGGATTATTTGTCATAACAATGTTACAACCTGGAGGAAGTTTCCATCCATAGTACTCACCCCGATTAATTAACTCCATTAACGCATTCATAAATCTTTGATGCATATTGTTATCTCAAGAGCTCTTTATCTCTTGATTCTATATATTACTATATAGTCCAGACTATCTCATAATATTACGTTTAACTCTTGGTAGAATATAATAATATTTCTCGCGCTCTTGCCTTTTTCATCTTCAGCACCACCTGGTAAGATTACTAAAAGTAGTCGTTGATCCTTCAGTGTATTTCTACAAAGCTTGGATTAGGGTTGTCCCATAAGGATGTTCCCAGATTCACGAGATTACGTTCCCATCAATATTAATAAAATCTAAATTAATATATTTTGTTGTTTTCAGTTTCAGATTCTTTCTTGAGCAAATAACTGCACATAAAGAATCAAAATTTGGATATAGATTACCATATTTATCAATAACAAATCTAGCACAATCAGCAATTGATTTAAAGAATATTTTTTCATTATTCTCTATCAAATAAACTGATTTTATTTTTGCTAATTTACTATTGTTTTCATAAACAATACATTTATCATTATAACTCCATAAATATCCCCCTGATGATTTTTTATACTCATGTTTTCCACGAGCAATTACAGAAATGCCAACTATATTAAGTTGTCTTTCTGCTTCATTAACAGAAGGATATTTTTTAATAAATTCACCACTTAATGAAAATTGATAAACCTCTTTACTAGTTGTTTTACAATTTTGTTGGGTAGTTGGATCTAATTTAAAGTTACAAAATGGTTTCTTTTTTTCTATCCAAAATTTTTCTCTTTCTAAAAGATCTTCTTTCTTACAATATTCAAGAATTTTAAACTTAACATTTTCTTCTCCGTATTTTAATGCAGCATTTGAAAGTATTGGATTTAATAATCTTTTACATTTTTCAGTACTCATTTTAGTCATCCATTTGTATTCTTTTAATCTTCTTTCTAGATCAATGGATGATCCTACGTAATCTCTAGTTTTTATTT